AGCACAACCTTGCCAAGGTTGGGGTCGCGGGTTCGAGCCCCGTTGTCCGCTCCAAGCGTAACAGCCCGACTACTACGGTAGCCGGGCTTTTTCGTACCCATCACATAGGCTCGAACTTTTTTCAAATTATTCGAAAATAGTTCTTGCATTCGGGTGGATCATCCCGTATATTAAATCCTCGCAGGCGGACATGGCTCAGTTGGTAGAGCACAACCTTGCCAAGGTTGGGGTCGCGGGTTCGAGCCCCGTTGTCCGCTCCATTTGGGCGTTTAGCTCAGGGGGAGAGCGCTTCCCTGACACGGAAGAGGTCAGAAGTTCAAATCTTCTAACGCCCACCAAATGTTCGCAGCTCAGAGGCTATGTCCTCTGGGCTGTTTTGTTTTGGTCGCCAAATGGGTCGCCAAATACGTCACCAAATTTCGAGTTTTTTGATCGTATGGGGGTACTTTCAATATAGTTTTGGACCCCTTCATAAATCCTACAAATGTATAAAATTGGCCTTGCTGAGAATATACGAAATAGCTCTGTATCTATGCGTAAACTATAGTTTACGTTTTCAACCTTTATATATCAGAGTGTGACAAACTGTTACACCGGTGTGACACTCCGCAGCTCAATTAGCTGACAGCTAGGCTGAGATAGCGTTGCGCAACTCAGCGTGGCTCACCGTTCGCCGCCTGCGACGTGCGCATTTTTCCTTAACTTGCCCTATCTTCATCTTGGCGCGACACGATGCGACGGTTGGAGGTGATCAGATGGCAGAGGTAGTGAAGCCCAGGGGTCTCTATATGGCCGGTTATTCCGTCGATGAGATTAACCATCTTCCGGCGGTAATCGGAACGACTGAGGTTGCCCGCCTTGCCCGCGTATGCGTGCGTACCGTTGCGAAAGAAGCCAACAAGGGCAATCTGGACGGGGCATTCCGTTTTGGTGGGCAATGGCGTTTTTACACCGATAAGATCTGTGCCCAGCTCGGCATCGAGCGCTCGTAATCAAACCGACAAGTGAATCCATGTGAGAGGAGGCAAGAAATGGGCTTCGCGGAAATCCCTATGTTTTTGACACCTGGCCAGCTCGCCGAACTGACTGGGGAGCATGTGGGGTCGGTGAGACGCGGGTGCGTCGAGGGACGCATCCCGGCGGACAAGGTCAACGGTCGTTGGCTGATCTGCCGTGACACGGTATTTAGCAATGCGAAGGAGGCGATCGCCAATGAAAAACGTCGGCCGTTTGCCGGCGCGCCTGTGTAGGCGTGCGGCACAAAAAATGGCGCAGGCGGGATTAGGGCCCCGCCTGCGCCGTGGAAAACCTTGGGGAAGGTATCCGGCGCACAGTGTAGCACGCAAAAGCGAACTGTGGCGTTTTGTTGCGCGGGGTGATGCGTGATGGGTGTGCTCTGCATGGTGCTTGGACCGTCTGGTTCGGGCAAATCGACGTCGATGAGAAACCTCGACCCGCGTTTTACGGAGGTGCTGGGGTGCACCGGCAAGCGTCCTCCGTTTAAGACGCAGCTCTCTGTTTGGCTGCGGTCGGACTATCCGAGCATCTGCCAGATCTTGGCGGCGAACACGCGCCCGATCTACGTCATCGACGATTCGACGTACCTAATGCAGTTCGATAACTTCCGCCACGCGAGCGAGAAGGGCTACGACAAGTTCGTAAAAATGGCGGTCAACTTTGAGATGTTGCTTGAAGCCGCCATGGCCACGACACCCGATACGGTCGTCTACTTCTTGCACCATCCCCAATTTGGCGATGACGGCTCTTCCAAGCCGCAGACCATCGGCAAGATGCTCGACAGCCAGCTGTGCATCGAGGGGCTGTTCGATGTGATTTTGGAGTGCGCGGTCATCGAGGGGCGCCACGTGTTCTTTACCAACGAACGCGGGGTTTCCAAGAGCCCCTGGGGCATGTTTGCCGATCAGATGATTGATAACGACCTGGCCGTGGTGGATGCGGCGATTCGAGAGTTCTGGAATCTGCCCCCGCTGCCGCCGATGGAGACCCTTGGAGGTCAAGACCATGAAGATTAACGAGGAACTTGCGGTGCTCACCGCTCTGCAGAAAGTGGTCGGATTGCGCCTGGACGCGGTTCGCGCCGAGGCCGACGAAGGGATGCGCCAAAGCTACGACGAGGACGGCGTGACCAAGAAGGCGTTGAAGCTCGGTGGCGCCAAGGTCGGTGACTATATCGTGACCCTGACCAAGGGCACGTGGCGTGTGGCCAATGCCAAGGAGTTCGAGGACTTTGCGTTGAGCTACGGCTTTGCCCGTATCGACAAATCCATTCGTCCCGAGTATATGGCCATGGCCATCGAGTTGCTTGAGGACGTCGAGGGCGCGCTGGAGACGAAGGTGACGGTCGATGAGAAGTGGCCGAACTTTATCACCAACGTCGAGGGCCATGCCTTTTACATGGACAGCGAGCTGGAGGTGCCCGGTCTTGAATGGGCGCCGCAGCGTATTAAGGGTCTGCAGGTGCGCGGCTGCAATCCAGACGACGTGATGCCGATCTTGCGCCAGCTGGGGGTGGCCCCTGCCGCGCTGCTGTCTGATTCCAATAATTCCGAGCCTGAGGAGGCCTAATCAATGAAGGTTATGAACTGGGTGGGCGTTGAGGAGTCGAGCCCGTTTGAGAAGCTGCCCGCCGGTGGCTATGTGATCCGCATCGTCGACATCGAAGACGTGACGGACCGTGAGTACCTGAACGTCGTCTATGACGTTGCCGAGGGGCAGTATGCGGGCTTCTACAACGACGATTTCGGTCAGAAGAACCCTTGGTCCCACCGTTTCGTGCGCTCGTACAAGGAGAACTGCGAGGGCATGTTCAAACAGTTTCTGAGTCGCCTGGAGGACAGCAACCCGCAGTGGACGGTTGCCGCCTGGACGCAGACGTGCGACCCGGCAAACCTGATCGGGCTGACGCTGGGCGCCGTGTTCCAGTTTGAGGAGTACACGAATGAGCAGGGCGACGACAAGGAGCGCCTGAACCTCGTGGGTGTGTACTCCGTCGATGATATCCGCGCCGGGAACTACAAGGTTCCCGAGCGCAAGGACAACCGTACGCACGCCACACCCAAGCCCAAGGTTGGCGGTGGCGTGAGGGTTGGGGTCGCCGACACCATGCCTGCTGGCGCTTCGGCAAGAACCGTAATGGAGATGCCGCCAACGCCCCAGCCGCCCGTGCAGCCGATGCAGACGGTGGCCCCGGCACCGTATCCGGCCTATCCGCCGCAGCCCGCGCCCTACCCGACGACACGCCCCGTGCCGTATGACCCGAACATCCCGTTCTAGGCATGGCAGGCGTGTATCTGGAGGACACGCGCCAGCAAGCCGGTAAGCATGATGCGAAGCACGAGTGGTGGGCCGATAAAGGCATCACCCTCGTACGCTCGAAACTCGCCTTTGGCGACTACTGCCGCCCGCCCGAGGTGGCGGTGGACACCAAGGCGAGCATCGCCGAGCTCGCGATGGATATAGACCGGGAGCACGCCCGGTTCCGTCGCGAGCTGATCGGTGCGCGCGATGCCGGCGTGCGGCTGTATGTCCTCGTTGAGAACGATGCGGGTGTGATCGATTTGGGGACCCTGGCGTTGTGGACTGAGCCAGATGCCGATTTCCGGCGTCGCAAGTACGCGCAGCGCCGGATAGAGGGTCAGCGCCTTGCGAAGGCCTGCAGGACCATGCAGGACCGCTATGGCGTGACGTTTCTGTTCTGCGCACCGGAGGATGCCGCCCGCGTCGTGACCGAGATTTTGGAGGGGCGTTATGGGCCTGAGTGAGTTCGGTGCGGCGGCCGTCGCGTATGCCGAGCGTGGCTGGGCTGTCTTTCCATTGATTGCTCGAGATAAGGTGCCCGCCATTCACGGCGGGTGCCGCTCGGCACTGGCTGATCCGGTGCAGGCCCGCGCGTGGTGGAGCGCCAACCCGCGGCATAACGTCGGCATCGCCTGCGGTGCCGTGTCTGGCGGGCTGGTCGTTATCGATATCGACGTTGATGAGAGCGAGGGCGAGGATGGGCGTGAAACGCTGGCCCGCTGGGAGGACGAGCACGGGGCCCTGCCCGCGACCGCGACGGCGATCACGGGGCGCGGCGGTATGCACCTGTTCTTCCAAGTGGACCATAAGGTACGCAACAGCGCTAACAAGGCCCTGGGTGTGGATGTCCGTGGCGATGGCGGCTATTTGGTCGCCCCGCCCTCGGTGCACCCCAACGGCAGGCGCTACACGTGGCTCGCGTCGCCAGAAGAGGTCGGGGTCGCCGAGGCGGATGCCAACGTCCTGGCGTTCTTGGATTTTGTGCGCCCTGCAGCGGCGACGGCTGAGGCGCGCCCGGGCGGCACATCGGGCCCACGCTTCGCGTTGCCGGAGGAGATCGGTGCGGGTGCACGCAACGACACGCTCTTCCGGTATGCGAGTTCGCTGCAGGCGCAGGGTAAGGATGATGCCCATATCCGCGCCGCGGTCGAGGCCGTGAACGGCGAACGGTGCTTTCCACCGTTGCCGCAGCAGGATATCGAAAAGATATTGGGCAGCGTATGCTCGCGCTACGAGAAGGGCCGGCTTCGTGCCTTTCGGAAGCTCGATAAGAACGGGAACCCGACCGGGCCCGTGCGCCACAACGTGGTGGCGCGTGAGCTGATCGACGCCCATAGGGCCTGCATCATCGACGGTGCGCCCGCCATTTGGGACGGCAAGCGCTATGCCACGGGCTGGCAGGAGATCAACCGCGCGACCATCGACTTGCTGGACGATTGCAAGATGGCCGACCAGAAGGAGGTCCGCAATTACATCCTCCATATGGCGCCCGAGACCAAGGCATCTTCCGCGACGCTGATGGGCTTTGCGAACGGTGTTCTGGACCTTGAGCGCGGGCTGGTGCCCCAGGCGGCGGACATGGTGATCACGAACATCATTCCGCATGCGTACCGCGCTGACGCGTACGACGAGGCGGCTGATAGGTTTCTCGACCGGATCAGCTGCGGTCGCGCCGAGGTGCGGGCGAACCTGGAGGAGACGATTGGCATGTGCATGTACCGCTCGAATGAGTTCGGGCAGTGCCCGGTGCTGATCGGCTCGGGGTCGAACGGCAAGTCTACCTTCATCCTGGCGCTGCGCAACGTGCTGGGGAACGAGAACGTGAGCTCACTCGATATCAACGTGGTGGGCAAGCAGTTCCAGGCCGGCCGCTTGCTCGGCAAGTTGGCGAACTTGGGTGACGATATCTCGAATGAGCGGCTGAATGGAGACGTGCTGTCTGTCTTTAAGAAGGTCGTGACCGGTGAGTGGATCTACTCGGATGTAAAGAACGGTGAGGGGTTCGAATTTCGACCGTACTGCACGTTGGTCTTCAGCTGCAATGAGTTTCCATCGCTTGGCGACTCGAGCGAGGGCATGATGCGGCGACTGTTCCCGATTCCGTTCGAGGCTTCGTTTTCCAAGTCCGAACCCGATTACGACCCGCGCATCTGGGAGAAGCTCACCAGTAGCGCCGCAGCGGAATACCTCGTGCGCGTGGGCGTTGAGGGCCTGCGGCGATTGATAGCCCAAAACGGCATGACGCCGAACGGCAGGAGCGATGCGCTTGCCGGCGAGGTGCGTGCGGATAACGACTCGGTCCTGAGCTGGATTGAGGATGAGATGCTTGATGGCGATAGCTTCGCGGAAGCGGTTATCGCTTGGAGATATGAGGACTACAAGGCGTGGTGCGAGTCGAGCGGACTGCGGCCGTTCGGGCGGCAGAAGTTCACCCGTAAGGTCAACGAGCGTTACGGCTTTGAGAGCGTCGTGGCCAAGCGGCAGTTTGGCGTGGGCGTTAAGACCGTGCGCGTGTTTAGGCGCCGCGGCGAGTCATAACGGTTTGGTTACGGTTTGGCATGTGCTGGCGTAACCCTTTTGAGCTGGGATTGTTACGCGGTTACACGGTTACGGATGCCCTTTTCCTATCTATCTATAAAGGTAAGAAATATATAAGAGATATAGGCTGGGCGCTCCGTAACGTAACCGCGAGATTACGGAGGTTCCTGATGATGATTGAACACGACGAGATGAACGAGGCCAAGTTTCTCTATGCCTGTGCATCGATGAAGGTTGCGATTGCGAGCTTTCTGGAGGTGTGTGAGGTCTACGGGTGTGCGAGCGATGAGCTCGTGAAGATGCTCGACGAGTCGCGCGAGGCCATCGACGGCCTGATGAGGGCATGAGCCGCCCGGGTCCCGCCGTACCCTGGACGTGCCGGCAGGAGGAGATCGTGCGCGAGCAGAGCCACCTGGGGGCCGCGGGCGTGCGCGAGGCGATCTACCGCGAGACGGGGGTGTTTCGGACGGTGCGGTCCGTCGAGGCGCATGCGAGCCGGATTCATGTGTCGCTGAAGGTGCGTCCCCAGTGTCCCGAGTGCGGGGTGATCGGCGTGCGTCTGGTCCGTACGACCGGAATGTGCCCGCTGTGCACCGAGCGGCTGCACGTTGAGGAGGAGCGGGCGTATAACGAGCTCCTCCAAGCTGAGGCGGCGGGTGTCGAGGGTGCTGAACTTGAGGCCCTGCAGCGCGAGTACGCGCGGTTGAGGCAGGCGAACTCGCGGCTGCGAAGGCGGTATGGGTTGAGAGGGAAGCGGGAACGAGGCTGATCCGTTAGGCTCTCACTCGTGAGCCGGCTACGATTATGTCTTCGATGATTGCATACTCAGCCGTGTGGCTGAGGAAGGAGTGCGGCTCCCACGTCCTCGTTTCATCATTCCATTCCAAGTCGCTTATGATTTCCGGTCTGATTCCGTCTGTGCGAACTCTAAACGCCCGTTCTTCCATAATATCGACTGGATGGACGGTGGGCGGATTGGTAACACGCTCCAGGGGGCAGGCTTGAAACAGCGTTGCTGTAAGGAAGAGCCCTTCGTGTTTATGGAGCGGGATGAGGCAGATCGCGCTGTAAATAATTGCTTCGCATGCCATCTGTTCTTTCAGGATATAGTCGACCCTATCTGGCAGCGCGCCGGGTAGGGTCAGCTTGTTTAGTAAGCCGGAAAGTGCCTCCACGCCTTTGGTCTTGAATCTGGCTGGGGCTTCGAAGTTGCCGGTTTTAACGTACTGGAACTTTGGCATAGCCACTCCTGTCTGCCGTGTTTGCATCCATTTTACTGAGGCAGACGAACTCGAGGCTGCGACAAAGGTGCGAGTTGAGGGGAAGCGGGAGCGAGGTTAAATCTTAGCTCTCAGCTAATGGCTGGGAACCCACACTTGCCTATACTCGGGGCTATTGTCTATGAAGGGGGAAATGCTGTGAGATGTCCGAAATGCGGCTCGACCAATGTGATGGTCAACGTCGTTCAACAGACGAAACTCGTCGACAAGCACCATGGAATCATCTGGTGGGTGTGTATTGGATGGTACTGGATTCCGCTTAAATGGCTTTTCTTTACTCTGCCCGCGCTTATTGTGAAGATCTTCGTGCCGAAACGACAGAAGATTAAGCAGAAGACCAAGAGCGTTTGCATTTGCCAAAACTGCGGGCATAACTGGAGAGCCTAACGCTTGAGCCCCGAGCCAACGCCGGTTACTACGGCTGGTCCGGGGCTTTTTAACTTTTGCCTCTTTGTGACCTCCTTCGACCATAAGCGGTAGTTAAACGCTGGTCGGAGGAGGTTTATTTGAAGCCGAAGCTCACTGAGGAATTGATTGAGGTCATGTGCGGCCTGAAGGCCAAGGGCATGCACAACAAGGACATCTGCATGGCCGTTGGCATCCATGAGGCAACGCTCTATAGATGGCTGAACAAGCCGAGTTGCAAGTTGCATCGCGCATTAGGCGAGGAATTTAAAAAAGCGGAAGCTCAGTACAAGCAGGAGCTGCTGGAGTCCATCCGCGAGACGGCCCTGTCCAAGCCGCGCTACTGGACGGCTGCCGCCTGGCTGCTTGAGCGAAAGTACCCGGAGGAGTTCGGCCGCCCCGAGACGCGAAAGACTGCGGTCGAGACCGAGGATGCGCCCAAGATCGTGCTCGGCGTCGAGGTGCGCACGGCTACGGGTGACTCGGCGGATACGAATGGTTAAGGCGGCCGATCTCGTTATTCCGTCTTTTCATGATGTGCTGGGCGATGTGATGGCGCATGGCCATACGCATTACTGGATGCACGGCGGTCGAGGCAGCACGAAGTCGAGCTTTATCAGCGTGGCTATCGTGCTGCTGATCGTCGCCTTTCCGGAGGCGAACGCCTGCATTGTCCGACGGTTCGGCAATACGCTGAGGGACTCTGTGTATCAGCAGATGCTTTGGGCCATTGAGGCGCTGGGGCTGGAGGGGTACTTCCAGTGCAAAATCTCACCAATGGAAATAATTTATAAGCCTACGGGGCAGAGGATTGTATTTCGTGGGGCTGATGATCCGGTAAAGCTGAAGTCGGTGAAGTTTACCAAGGGGTATTGCGCGGTGGTCTGGTTTGAGGAATTGGACCAGTTTGACGGTATCGAGGCCGTACGCTCGATATTGAACTCTTTGAGGCGCGGCGGCGATAGGTTCTGGATCTTCTACAGCTATAACCCACCCAAGACGATGTGGTCCTGGGTGAACGTGGAGCGGCTGGAACGTTGTCGGCGTTGCGACACGATCGTTCGGCATTCATCGTATTTGGATGTGGTGGAGTCGCATCCTGAGTGGCTCGGCGAGCCGTTCATTGAGGAAGCGGAGTACCTGCGGGAGACGTGCGAGCAGGCTTGGCGATGGGAGTATCTGGGGGAGGTCACCGGCACCGGCGGCAACGTGTTCGACAACATCCTCGACATTCGAATGAGCGATATGAGGTGCCGAGGCTTTGAGAGGACGCGCAACGGCGTTGACTGGGGATGGTTCCCTGACCCTTGGCGGTTTGTTCGCTGTGGATGGGAGCCGGGCGCGCGAAGGCTCAGCATTTATAGCGAGATGAGCGCCAATAGGAAGACGCCGGCTGAGACGGGGCAGATGGTCGTGGACGCGATGACGTATAGCGACGTGGCTGGTGAGGACGCGTATTTCCATGACGAGCTGATCTGGTGCGATGATACGCCGGATGGAAAGCAGTCGATGGCAGTATATCGGCGTGACTTTGGGTTGCGGGCGCGCCCGGCGCGAAAGGCCCGGATGCGGCGGCTGTCGTATGACTGGCTGGCGGGCCTGCGGGAGATCTGCATCGATGCGGAGCGGTGTCCGCTGACGTATGCGGAGTTCACCTGCAAGGAGTATCTGCGGGATAGGGATGGCACCTGGATTGACGACATACCGGATGGGAACGATCACTCGATAGACGCGGTTCGGTATGCCATGATGGACGACGTTCTGCGCGGGTGATGGTGGCCGGTGGAATGCTCGGCAGCTTAATACTCGACGGTAGAATGCTCAGCATATTGATTACAAGACCCCGAGGGAATACCAGTTCCATCGGGGCCGTTTTTGTCTTAAATCGTATTGATAGCGCTTCCTATGATGTAGAAGTAAAGAAGGATGACAAGGACGCCGGAGGCGATACCAAGCATGATGCAGATGATGCCCGCATCATGCTCCTCGGAATCTTTTCGTGTGAGAAAGATGCCTCCCATGATCCAGCCAACGAGAGGAATAAGGAAGCTGATGATATATTGCGCGAGGAAAGAACGACGCCCCTCGTCATCCAGCTCTTCAGTAGAATCCTCGTCGTCCTCAATACCCAGGGCCATATTGCGGGCCCTGTTATAGTATTTGGCCTTATTGAGCTTTGCCCCGCAGAACCGGCAGACGTCTTCATGGAAATCGTTGGGACCGTCGCACTTGGGGCAGTTGATCTCCTTGGGGAGGTATTCTTCGGCTTTTGCCAGAAGGGCCCTTTCCTCGGCATCTTCCTCCTGGACGCGCATTGCCTTCAGCTTGAGGATGTAGGCAAGTTCCTCGGCCGAATACAGGTCTTTCTGCGTGTCATAGATGTATTGAAGTTGCTCGGAATCGGCATCACCGAGCTCCTCGTCAAGTTTGTTTACGTCTACCATGCGCCCACCTCTCTTGATACGACAAGGATAGCTTAGACAAGGGTGCCGGAGGGGGCTGGGCCCGGTGAGGTGGCCAGATGGTGGGCTAGGCGGTGGGCGTAGTGGGCGCCGTGGTCGGTGGTGGCGTGTTCGACGATGTGGGTGGCGCGGGTGCCGGGGTTGTAGGTGACGATGCCGGCGTGGTGGCGATCGCCCTCGGGGTGGTAGGCGTAGAGCAGATCCTCGGCAGATTCATTCAATAGCTCAAACGTAACCACGGGCGACCCCTCTTCTCGGCTGCTTAATCCGAGGGTGCATTATACGGCTCGGCGCTTGTGACCGGACGGTTCAATTTGCTCGACATTGGATGCGGGAGATTGGGCTGATCTTGGGTGTGGATGATGAGTATTGGGTGCCTGAGCATGTGCGTGCTTATTTACGTGAGCTGGGCTTCATGTTGCCGCTGGAGCCTATGGAGGAGCACATTCGTGAGTGGAATGAGTGGATGCGGTCTGAGGGCAGCTTCTACGACTATTACGATACGGATGCGTTTGGCCGCTCGTATGAGGTACATCGGCGTAGCGTGAAGCCTGCGATGCGGGTGTGTACCGAGTGGGGATCTCTGCTGCTCAACGACAAGACAATTTGCGCGTGTGACAACAAGGCCGTGACGGAGTGGATGGAGGATTGGATTGAGGACTCCGGCTTTCTCCAGGCGGCGCAGGCGTGTCTGGTGCGTGCCTTCGGCCTCGGCACCGGAGCATGGGCTCTGTGGGTCGACGGTGACGCCGGCAAGGTGAGGGTTCGGCATTATGATGCGCGGATGATCGTGCCGCTGACGTGGGACGAGGATGGATGCACGGAGTGTGCCTTTGTGACGCGTGTGGTGTATCGCGGCCATGCGTATGATCAGCTGCAGATGCACGTGCGCGGCGGGCTTGATGGTGATATCGGATCGCTCGGCCAGAAACTCGGCAGGCAGGAGCTGACGTATCGGATCATCACCGTCGTCTTTGATGAGAACGGTAACGTGATGGAGCCCGAGGGCGTGTGCACTGAGTGGGATAGCGGATGCCCGAGCCCGACGTTCGCCCTGATCCGACCTGCCGTGGACAATACACGCGTGGATTTATCGCCGTACGGACAGAGCGTGTTTGCGGACGCTGTCGACACGGTGCAGGCCGTCGACCTGGCTTTCGACGCCCTGATTAACGAGGTCGACGCGGGCAAGATGCGTATTTTTGTCGCTGACGTGTTGGTGGACCAGCAGACGGACGGCGGCAAGCGCGTGGCGATCCCCTTCGGCAAGCATGACTGCACCGTGTTCAGGAAAGTGATGAGCACGGAGGATACCATCCAGGAGTTCGCGCCTCCGCTGCGTACCGAGCAGCAGTTGACGGCCCTGAGGGCGTCGCTATCGCTGTTGGGCGACCTCTGCGGGTTAGGGTGCAAGTACATTGATTTCGACACGGAGACGGGCTATTTAAAGACCGCCACGGAGGTGTCGAGCGATAACTCGGCGCTCATGCGTAACATCGCCCACCACGAGCACGGGCTGGAGCGTGCGCTGAGGCAGATCTTCCACGCGGTGATTTGTGCGGCACGGCATATGGGCGAGCCCCTGCCTGACGAGGGCGAGGTGCGCGTGACGTTCGACGACTCGATCATCACAGACACGGCTGCGGACAAGGCACAGGACATGGCTGAGGTCGCGGCGGGGCTGATGCTGCCCTGGGAGTACCGCGTGAAGTGGTTCGGCGAGGACGAGGCGACGGCGCGAGCGTCGATTGCCGAGGTGGACGCCGCGAGCGGACGGTCGGGCCAGAGTGAGGGTGGCGAGCCCACGGTGGTGCGTGCCGGATCCGATGGGGCGGCGTCGGACTCCTGAGTTTCGACGGCGATCGTCTGAGGGGCCGTGGCTGGCTCCGTAGTGGTCGGGTCGATCTCCTGAGTGGCGGTCGCCTGGCCGTGGCGCGGCCTGCTCCGGAGTGGCGCCGGCGATCCGCTGGCGAGGCGTCGGGCCCGCAGTGTCGGCTGCTGCCCCCGGGTGATCGTCGCGCTCCGCTGGGGACGGTGCGAGCCCTGAGTGATGGGTGTGCCCACCGCCGGGCTGGCAAAGACGTCGCCGGGTGCGCCGACCCGAGGAGCGTAGCCCCATGGCCCCCGGCAAAGCGTAGTGCGCACCGACAAGCGAGGCACCACCTCGCCCGGACCGCACGCCCCCTTGTCCGCGCTGATGCAGGACACCATCCGGCCCGCCCGCTGTGCGCCCGCTGCGAGGGACAGACGCCTGCCAAACACGCCCGTTATCTTTGCTGAGGCCGACGGCCGCGGAGCCGCCGTATGCCCGCGGGCACGAGCGACAGACCGCAGGGCTGGCGCGAGCCGCGGGCTATGCGGGGGCGGAGCGGACGGCGGCCGTCCCCGTTACCCGTGCATGCGTGTTTGGCAGGTGGCTGGCCCGAGCCGTGGCGAACAGCGGGCGGGCCGGGTGGTGGCCGTGCGTGACTTTTGGGCGTGCGGGTAGGGCGGGTGTGGTGCCGAGCCGGTGCGCGACGGAGCTTTGCCGGGGGCCATGGGGCGGAACGACCGGGTTACCGTAAGCGCCCGGTGGCGGCTTTGCCTGCTGGGTGGTGGGCGATAACCCCTTGAAATGACGTACCAGTCGTTGAACAGGGAGGCTTGTGCGGGCGCCTGCCGGTTGAGGCGGTGGTAAACTTTGAGCTGGTCAAAGTCCTTCCTACATTTTGGCCGGCCCGGCGCTGGGCGTATAGCCTGCGCCGGGTTTTCTTTTGCGGCTTGTAATACCGTTCTATCGCCTTGTCCCTAGCACGGGTATTTTGACAGAGCTATCGATGCAGACTATGCAATCGGATTGATGAAGAGCGCTGCCCTTGCGAGCTCCTCAGTGGGCCCCCAAGCAACGGCGATGTGGGCAAACGTATCGGGCTCGTCTGTCTGCGAGACGATAGTCAGCTCGTTTTCACTCCCCAGTTCGAGACGGTAGTCGTGGGTGCCTCCTATGACGCTGAATCTCGACACGCCTTTCACCGGATCGAGGATGTCGATTCCGAATGTCATTCCATTTTTTAGCGTGGTTGCGTAGCGAATTCCCTGGGCGGTTGGCTCGAAACCTTTGAGAGGGGTATTTTTGACTTGGAGCGCGTACGGCTCTCCCTGCTCCATTTCGCTGAGGGCAATGTGAAGTATGACCATTCGAGTAAGCTGCGGCTTGTGGCCAGGGTTGACGTCGTCGATATCGAAGGTGACCGCGCCTTTGTTCTCGACGATGTTGAGTGTTCCGGCCGGCGTGTCGAGTCGGCCGTCGTAGTTGTCGAACATGACGCTCCTTTTGCTGATGACCCCTTTATTTGACTGAGCTCGCGCATGTGCTGTCACATTGCTTTTCGCGGGCATGCTCAGTTTGCTCTCGTTTCTAGTATGGCTTGTGCTCCGTATTTTTGAACACCCATTATTTTCGCTGTGCTCGCTTGCGTTGGCACCGTCCCCACTTGCGTATGCTTTGCTTTTGATTCTATGTTCTGCCTTTCAATTTGGATTGCGCGAGCGTTTATGCCATGAATTAGCTCACATAGCATCATCAATTCCAGCAGGACCCCTCTTTTTTGTTGAGGCAGTCGACGTGCCCCGCCTATGGGGTGGCATGGTAACCCTTCGCTCTGTTGATCCGAATTCTGGTGTTCGTTTTCCAATTCGTTTTGGAACGCTCGAAGGTTTCAGCCATGAATCAGCTCACGCTGCTATCTCTTTTTCTTGATGACCCCTATATTTCGTTGAGACAGTCGGTGTTGTGCTCTCCTAGGGGATGCACCGGCTTGCACTTCTCATTACTTGCTTAGTTTGGTTGTGGCTGTTCATTTTGGAATGCTTGAACGCTTCAGCCGCGAATTCGCTCTCACTTCGCCTTCAGTTTTGATGAGACCCCTATATTTTGTCAAGACAGTCGTATGTCCCTATGGGATAGGGTCGATGTCGTTCTTGACGAGGGTGTTATCGAACGCCCAGACCCACCAGCGTAGGTGGTCCTCAGCGCCGTGGACGGGGTCCTCCTTGTGATAGTGCTCGAGGTAGATATCGGTCTTCCAGCGGGCGAAGCGGCAAGTGTAGGTTGCGGTCTGCGCGTCGTGGATGATGGGGCCGAAGGGTATGGTCTTCACGATCTCGTCGATGGTGAAGCAGCGGCCATCGGGCCAGCAGACGCGAATGGGCACGATGGAGCCGTCGGCGTTGGTGCGCGCGAACACGTCCACGTACTGCTTATGCACGCGGCGGCCGGGCTTGGTTCCTCGGCAGCGTATGGTCTTGTTGGCGGGGATGTCGGTGGCCACTAATGGGTCACCGCGATTCCGGAGCCGCGCCTGACAAACCAGCGGCCGTTTTCCCACCACAGGGTGCGGCGCTGGCGCGCGATGCAGATGTCGTAGCGGACGCAGAGGTTGCCAAATATCATGCGGCCAAACTCCTGGCGACAGTAGATGGATTCGGTCTTCCAGCAGCGGCCGTCGGCCCAGTGGATATATTGCGGGTCGGCAGGTCCCGTGGCTGGGCTGTCGTCGGCGATGGTATCGACCTGGATGTAGATTCGCTCGGGCTCGCGCGGGATGCCGCAGGTACCCGCGAGCGAGTGCTTTTTCATGATCACGCTGCCGCCTCTTTCGTACGCTTGTTCGCTGTCTGGTGATACTAGTATCGAACGAGTGTTCTTGTTTGTAAAGCGAACGTGGTGTGAGGGTTGCGTGGGCGTGTCCGGGCGGGGTGGTTGGGGAAAGAAAAAGCCCGCGCTGGTTGGGCGCGGGCAATGATGCGTGATTATGCGGGCCACCAGATACGCGTGAGCGGGAGGAGCGAGCGCGTCTCGGCATCAGCCTTGTCGTAGGTCTCAACGTAGAGCCTGATCAGTCCGTCAAGATCGAGCAGGCGCACTGGCACGGTCGCGCGGTCGGCCTCATAGCGGGCCTCGGTGCTGAAGCCGCCGGTGGATACGTACAGACCCCGGTCGCCGGCGCGAAGTCCGCCGAGGAACGAGCGGACCATCGGGGCGCCGATCGTGCCCTTGCGATGCTTGACCTCGACCACGATGCGTGGCGACTCGAGTCCGAGGGCATCGGGCGAGGCGACGATGTCGCGGCCACCGTCCGGCCCCTTGGGTGTCACCGTGGCGTGGTAGCCCATGGTGCGTAAAAGCCCCGCCACGAACTGCTCCATGTCCTCCCAGGTGAGCGAGAGGGCGCGGTCCTTGATGCGCTCGATGCCGTCATCGTAGGTGGCGAAGCGTGCCTCCTCGTCGTCTGCGGAGTCACCTGTCTCGATGCCGGGCTCGGGCTTTCCGATGCCTTTGCCGGCGGCTGCGTTGAGTTCGCCTGCGACTTCGGCAGAGATGTTGAAGATGGTCGTGAGGCTGCCGAGGCTGTTGCGCGAGGACATGGAGAGCCGGTCGCGCGGGGCGCTGCGTTTCCAGTCGACCTTGCGCGTGTAGGTTACGCCGTCGACATCGGGCGAGGGAATGCACTCGCCGGTGATTTTGCCGATGTGGTAGACGCGCGCCTCGGGGTCGTACGTGACTACTGTGGAGCCCGCCACGATGGTGTGGGCGAACTTGCTTGCCTGGCTGGCGGCGAAGGCGACCTTTTGAGCGCTTAGGTCGGGGTTAGCAGCTTCGTAAACGCCTCTGAGTTGCTCATGCGACGTGGATGCGATATCGACGCCGCCGAAATCCCAGCCTATACCGACGTAGCCGTTCTCGACCCAGTCTTTTGCGTAGACGCCGCCGCGGCCGGCGCGAATCATCCAAGTAGCCATGGTGGTCCTTTCTCGTGATGAGTATGAGTATAGGGCCATGCGTCCCATATCGCGGTCCCCGTCGACCGTTCAGGTGGCTTTTGGGGGATAAACGGGTGGCATACATTTACAATTGGCTGCATGTTTGCGATTTATTGCGTCGGAGGTCGCTGTTATGCCAACGCTTAATTGGATGGGCAAGGATAAAGTCATTAACCATCATCGCGATGTTCCTTACCGCATCTTGGAGCGCGTTCCCGAGAAGGGCGTGCTTGATAACCATGGCTCCGACTGCGGGAACATGATCATACATGGCGATAACCTCGAGGCATTAAAGGCGCTGCTGCCTGAGTACGAGGGCAGGGTCGATTGCGTCTACATCGATCCCCCGTACAACACCGGCAACGAGGGGTGGGTCTACAACGACAACGTCAACGACCCTCGTATCAAAAAGTGGATTGGCGAGGTTGTCGGCAAGGAGGGTGAGGACTTCTCGCGTCACGACAAGTGGCTTTGCATGATGTATCCGCGGCTTCAGCTGCTTAGGAAGATGCTCAAGGAGACCGGTGCGATTTTTATTAGCATCGGTGATGATGAGTGCTCGAATCTAAAGCTGATTTGCGATGAGATTTTTGGATTGAACTGTTTTGTTTCTGACGTTGCCTGGCAACGAACTTTAACGAAGCGAAACGATTCAAAAGGCGTGCCCGTTGAAGCGGAACACTTATTGGTTTACTCAAAGTCGCCCGATTGGCAACCCAAGAAGTTGCCAAGAACACAATCTATGAATGATTCCTATTCAAGTCCAGATGGCGACCAACGCGCTTGGACTTCAGTGACTTGCAATGCTCCGGGTGCTGCGACACACCAAGGCATGGTTTATGCCATTCAACAGCCCATTACCGGTGAATTGATGTATCCGCCTAATGGTAGATGTGGGGCCCTTGGCCAGTACCGCATGCTAGAAGAGATGTCTGAGTGGGCTGACTATGAACTAAGGTCGCTGGACGATGCTGATAAACGTAGAGAAATATGTAAGGGCGCGGATGTTCCCGAAGACCTTTGTGCTCTCATGCTCGTTGATGATTCTTTAGACGCGCGTGCGAAGACCAAAATTCTTTATGATCTTGGCCTTTCAGGTCATAGACCCTGGCCGACTTTTTTCTTTACGTCTCGAGGCAATGGAGGAATGCGTTCAAAGAAGTATCTTGATGAAAATGCGGGCCGAGTAGCTACTAACTTTTGGCCAGCGTCCGAAGTTGGGACCACTGATGGCGCTAAGCGTCTGTTGGCTAAAGAGTTTGGCGGCGCTGCTCCTTTTGACACTCCAAAGCCCCCTGAACTTATTTCTCGTTGTTTAGAACTTGCTAGTGGGGGAAATTCAATTATTCTCGACTGTTTTGCCGGCTCTTGCTCGACCGCCGAAGCCGTTCTAAACATGAACAATACCGATAATGGATGTAGACATTTTGTTTGCATTGAGATGATGGATTACGCTGACTCCATTACTGCCGAACGAGTTAGACGTGTGCTTGCCGGCTATGGAACAGGCAGAAACACTGTTCCCGGCATTGACTCCGGGTTCTCGTACTATGAACTTGGACCGGCGCTATTTGATGGTGATGGGGCTTTGAATCCTGGCGTCGACCGGCTGGACGTTATGAAGTATGTCTGGCATACGGAGACCAAGGAGCCGTTTATGGATTGCACCGACGAGTGCCCCTATCTGATGGGCACGGTCGGACACACCGTTTATTACCTTTGCTACGAGTCCGGTGAGGAAGTTTGCCTCACGCCGGAGGTGCTCGGTACCTTTACGAGGCGCGAGCAGACGACCGTCGTCTATGCCGACCGTTGCCTTATCGACTCCGATACGCTCGATGGGCTCGGTATCGTGTTCAAGCAGGTTCCGCGTGAGATTGTGAGGATGTAGGCTATGGAACTGAAGATTTACCAACGTCGCGTCCTCAACGACCTTACGCGTTTCTTGGCTATGTATGTTGGCGGAGATGCCCCTATGGATGCTAGGGGTACATATGATGCCTACTTTAAGGAGCTTGGCTTTACACCTGGTGCCCGTGGTGCTAATGGCGTTGCAAAATACCATGACGATTTGGGAGCCGTTCCTCGCGTTTGCATTAAGGTTCCCACCGGTGGCGGCAAGACGTTCTTGGGCGTCAATGCGGTTAAGCGAATATTTGATGCCTTGCCGAGCGATGCCAAGACTGTTGTTTGGCTTGTCCCTCGCAATGAGATTCTTTCTCAGACGCTTCGACAATTCCGAGACCCGAACCACTTTACATGCGTGACGCTCAACCGAGATTTCCAAGGTCGCGTTGAGGTGCTTAACAAGGAAGATGGCCTGGTTGGAAGGAACTTCTCCATCGGAACCGTCTATGAACAATTGAATTTCTTCGTTCTGTCCTTTGACTCTTTTAAGAACAGGGATGGTATACGTGCCTTCAGGGAAAATTCCTCGTTGGTCGGGCTTGCACAGCAGCAAAAAGCCGAAGGGGTTGCGGTCGATATTGACGACGCAGACGACACCGCGTTGATTTCCGTCTTGGCGGGTCTTAACCCTGTCGTTATCGTCGACGAGTCGCATCATGCAAGAAGCAAGCTCTCCATTGACATGCTCAAGAATCTTAACCCTCGTTTTGTTCTTGAGCTGACGGCAACGCCCTCAAATAAATCTAATGTCATTACTCAGGCAACTGCTCGCGATCTGAAGCGCGAGGAGATGGTAAAGCTCCCCGTAATCGTTTATCGACGTGGAGATAAATCAAATGTAATCGTGGATGCCATTGCTCTACAGCGCAAACTCGAGGGATTGGCCCTTGCTAACGAAAAAGTGACCGGTGACTATATCAGGCCCATCGTCTTATTCCAGGCTGAACGCAGGGGCGATGACGAGGCCGAGACCTTTGGAAAGCTTAAGAAACGAATCGTCGAAAAGTGTGGGGTCCCTGAGGAGCAGGTTGCAATTCGCACCGGCGAAGTTAACGAACTCAAAGACGTTGCCCTTATGAGTCGTGATTGCCCGATCCGTTTCGTGATTACTGTTGACGCGTTGGCCGAGGGTTGGGATTGCCCCTTTGCTTATATTTTGGCCACGGTAGCTAACAAGAACTCGCAAGTAAGTGTCGAGCAGATTGTTGGCCGAGTGCTTCGCCAGCCGTACGTGAAGCGCGCCTCTGTGTCCTCGTTGAATGCATCCTATGTTTTGACTTCCTCGGCCGACTTCAACGCCACTCTGGACCAGGTTGTAAACGGGCTGAACGGCGTCGGCTTTGCCAAGGAGGATGTCGTCTCCAAGGATGCTGAAACCTTCATTGGCGGTGGGCAGACTGCAGCTGATGAACTTCAACTTGAAGATGACGGATCGGGTGATGATGCTGATCCGATCGACTACAGCGACCTTGATTTGCATGAGCCTCTAGCACCCGAGGCTGTTGATAAAGATAACGCCAGTGATCCAATTGACAGTATGTTGAGCGATGCCGGTGAGTTTGAAAAACGTTTTGGCCAGGAAGCCACGACGGGTGGTACTGGCTACGATTTTAGTGCCGGATTTGGCAGAGATATGAAAACCTATGGCATTGCCCCTGCATTCGTCGAATATGCTTCGGATGTTCATCTTCCGATGTACGAAATCGACAACGTGGGAGGAAACGACCTGTTTGACTTGGGAGGATGGCAACCCTTTGATTGCGCGACCCTCCTTAGTGATTTCAAGCTGAAGCGTTTGGGGACCGAGAATATTGAGTTTAGCGCGTCCTCTATTGACGATATCCGAGCCATTGACATTCTCGAGGATTCTGACCGATACCGTATTACTCAGGTGAGTGCAGAGCGTCTGCGCCAGATGAGAAGCATTTTCGACGGCCTTTCTGAAGAAGGTCAGAAAAGTTCAGTCGTTGCTTCTACTCTTGATGTTTTCTCGAGACAGTTCCTGAATAAGTATGGCGAGGCTCAGCTTAAGGACTACCTTGTTCGTGTAGTTGATGACTTCTCGTTTGACGAAATCGGCGCTGCTTACGATTCACCGCGATTGCTCGCTGCCACCGTAAAAGAAAAAATCGATGCAGCAAGCGCGAAGCACTGTCGAGATCGTTTCGACAAGCTGCAGAGCATGGGCAATATCAGGCTGAACATGGAGGCCTACTCTTTCCCCGAGCATTTCACGCTTTCGAAGAAGTTGCATGCCTACCAACATACTCTCTACGAGGCAGAGGAAGAGTGCAGCGACGGACTTGAGCGCAAGATGGTCGACGCCCTGTCGAATTGCCCAAATATTATGTGGTGGCACCGAGTGGTGGAACGGCGTACGAACGAGTTCTGCATCAATGGGTTCATCAACCATTATCCGGATTTTCTTGCTCGGACCAACGGCGGAAGAATTCTAGCCATTGAGACCAAGGGCGGGCACCTCACTAATTCCAACTCTGCCGATAAGCTCGCAATGGGCAAGCAATGGGCAGATAAGGTGGGTAATCAGTTCGAGTACTTCATGGTGTTTGATCAGAACCCAATTTCTGGTGCAGGGTCGTTTGCTTTCTCGGATTTTGTTAGTTCGATCTTGCCGGGTTTGCGGTAGCTCGATTTTCACGGTTATTCGACTTGGGAGGACCACATGGCCAAAGGCATTATCTATGTGATGGAGACCGTCGTTCCCGGTCTCGTGAAGATCGGCAAGACCGGTACTGGCAACTTTGAGGGCCGTATGTACTCGCTTGAGCGTAACGGCTACTTCAATGTCGTCGGTTTGAAAAGGCGCTTTGCCATCGAGGTTGAGGACTATGACGAGAAGGAGGCGCTGCTCGACGAGATCTTCTCAAAGGCGCGTGTGCCGGGCTCGGAACTCTTTGCTCTCGATATTGACTTGGTGATTCAGCTTCTTGCGTCCTTTGACGGAAGACAGGTGTATCCCGAGACCGAGACCCGCGAGGAGTCCTTTGACCAGGCGACCGAAAAGCGCCATATGAAAGATGACTGGACCTCCATCCCAGATGGAACCTATCACCTGAAGCGGACCCGTAAGGGTAAAGGCATGGCTGTGGCTCAGATGGTTGTTGAGGACGGCGCGTTTATCGTTAAGGCAGGCGCGAAATGCCTGCCGGTTAACGAGGGGGTCTGGACCCCCGAGTCACGCCGTACGGCACCGATCGTGGACGGCGTGCTGCAGGCTGATGTTGTGACGAAATCGCCTTCGACTGCTGGTTGGGTTGTGCTTGGCGGCCCAACAAACGGCTGGAATGTCTGGAAGGATGAGAGCGGCAAGATGCTCGACGAGTACAGGAAGAAATAGCCTCTTTGCATAGGTGTCTTGTGACAGGCCCGTACCCTGAACGCGAATTGTTTGGGGTGCGGGCTTTTTCTATGTTTGCCCGCCCGGTTATGGAGGGTATCCATGGGAGCTGAGGCCAATGGCGAAGAGACGATCGACGAGACGCAGGAAGTCCAAGAAGGGCAAGAAGAGGTGCCGTTGAACGAGATCACGCCCGAGGATGTTGAGGACGGTGCCGGCGACGCCGAGACCGAAGATGACACGCCACCCGCAGCCGATGCGACCGAGGCACGCATCAAGGAGTTGGAGGAGCGTCTGGCCGCGCAAGACGTGGACTTTAAGCTGCGACTAGCGGGCGCCCGCAACGTGAAGGCCGCGCAGGCCTTGCTTGCCGACCATGACGGCGACGTCGACGCGCTGAAGGCAGCCGAGCCGTGGCTGTTTGAGACTTCACAGCAAGTTTCCAAGCCCAAGGGCAAGACCGGCCTGCCGAGCGCCGGTGCCGCCGTGGATAGCGAGAAACAGTTGAAGCACTGGCGCGAGGTTGCCGGTTTGGGTGAATAGGGCACGATGATGCCCTGATGGGAGGCTATTTTGGCTAATTCTATTGCTGCTATCAAGAACTATACGACCATCCTGGATGAGGTGTATAAGCGCGAGGCGCTATCAACGTGCTTGAACTCGCCGCGTCGCATGGCCCGTGCAGGCCGCAACGCCAAGGAGATTATGATTCCGAAGATCTCCGTGACGGGCCTGGGCGACTATACGCGCAACCAGGGCTATAAGACCGGTGCCATTACGTACGAATATGAAACCAAGACGTTTAATTACGATCGAGGAATCAAGCTGTTGGCTGACGTGATGGACGTTGAGGAGGCCGGCGTGTTGGACTGCTTTGTTGCTGCCGGCGCCGAGCTGCAGCGCACGCAGGTTGCCCCCGAGGGCGATGCCTTCACTTTCTCCGAGATCGCGGGCCACACGGGTGTGACCAAGGAGACCAAGGACTACAGCTCCGCCGAAGCCGCTGACGTCCTGGGCGATCTGCGCACGGTGACCAACGCCATGGACGAGAAAGAGGTCACGCGCGAGAGCCGCTACCTGTTCATCACGCCGACCCTGAAGGGCCTGCTCGATGACTACTCGACGCTGAACCCGACGCTTTCCAAGAACGTACTGACGCGTTTTGCCAAGATCGTCGAGGTTCCGCAGGGCCGCTTCTACTCGAAGATCAAGCTGAACACGGGCGACGGCGACCAGTTCGGTTACGCCAAGGACGCCGAGGGCAAGGCTCTGAACTTCCTCGTGGTTGAGAAGTCCGCCGTGATCAAGTTCGACAAGCATGTTGCCGGCCGCGTGTTTAGCCCCGACGAGTTGGAGAACTTGGACTCCTACATGCGCAAGTACCGCAAGTACGGCATTGTCGAGCTGCTCGACAACAAGCTGGACGGCGTGTACGCAAGCATTGGTGCCTAGCATGGCGCGCCATTGCAGTCGTCCGATCATCTGCTCGGGCACGTGCTCGGTGGGCACGGTGGACTACATCTTCTACCAGGACGAGTTCGGCGGCGAGATGGGTGCCGAGGAGTTCGCGCGCATCTTGCCGCAGGCCGAGCGCCACGTGAAGTGGATGGCGGGAAACCCCGACCTTTCAGGTGCGCCCGCCGACGTCGTGATCTGTTGGAAGCGTGCCATCTGCGCCGCCGCCGAGTCGTTCTATGAGTGGGACGAGGATCGCAAGGGCGCCGTCTCGCTGGGCGATTACAAGGTGAGCCGCTACCTGGAGGACCGCGAGACGACCTCGCGCGAGGAGGCGACCGCCGCCGCCACGCGTGAGCTCTTTGGCACCGGTTGCCTGTTTGGAGGTCTGGGCTGATGGCATTTATGGGTTTGAGCCCGATTCCGCGCTCGATGCTGCGCGACTGCGTCGTGGTGCGCGTGCCCGATGGCGAGGGCGGCTTTAAAGGCGGCCGCCCCCTGGGCTGCGTTCGCGTGCAGACGGTGGACCTAGTGAGCGAGGATGGTCACCGTTCGAGCACGGGCGGCGGCCTAATGTACGTGGACCGCGTCAATAGCGTGGGCGCGTTTGAGATTCCTGTTGGCAGCCGCGTCGAGTGCCGTGGCATGGATTATCTGGTGCGCGAGTGTCGACGCTTTGAGGATAGCGACGGGACCTGCCACCACTGGGAGCTGACCTTATCGTGAGCGTTATGGATGTTGTGGCCTCCATGCTGGGGAGTGCGGATATTAAAGACGTGTTTACCACGGCACCTGCCCGCAGGACCTGTGCGACGCCAATCGTTGTGCAGGCCGCTGAGTTTGAGCAGATCGCCGAGGGCAAACATGCGGGTCGCTGGACGGCTTTGGTGCCGGTGCTGGTGGTTGCCGAGGGCGCGATGGAGGGATACCACCGCGCCCGCCTATGTTCACGTGCTCTGAACGAGCAGGACTGGCACGGGCTGGATGCCGAGGATGTAGACGTGCTGGGCGTGGTCGCTGGGATGCCCTCCTATAGGGGCACGGACAGCGGCGGGTACTTTATTTGGCGCGTTGACGCCCGTCTGACCTGCGAAACGGTGTGAGGTGGCATGTGAAATCAATCATCTTTCGCGGACATGATTTTGGCGAAATCTGCACGGCGAGGACGACGATGCTGCCCCTTGCGGTGGCGGAACCGAAAACGCGTAACATTCCTGGGCGCCCCGGCGCCCTTTTGTTTGGCGGCAAGCTGCTGCCCGTTGAGATCAAGGTGCGCCTGATGCTGCGCACCGATCGCCGCATGGACGCTGCCATGCTGAGCGAGATGCGCCACAAGCTTGCCGGTTGGCTTGCGGGAACGGAGGGCGGCGAGCTGGTGCTGCCCGAGGAGCCGGAGCTGACCTATAGGGACTGTGTCGTGACCGACGTGAAAGCGTGGGATGCCCTGTTTGAGGGCGGGAACTGCGATATCACCTTTACCGCCCATGATCCGGTGGCGTATGGGCCGAAGCGAACCGTGACCGACCTGACCTTTGAGGTGGGCGGGGCGCGGAAGACCTGGCCGGTGCTGACGGTGAAAGCGGCCGCGAGTAAGACCTTTATGGTGCTGCTCGACGACACATACCACCTTACGTTTACGAATCCGACTTCGAACAACGACATCGTGGTGTTCGATTGCCAAAACGAGCGGACCTTCGTGAACGGCAAGCCTGCGGATACCCGCGTGACGTTCTCGAGCCAGTTCTTTGGGCTTGCGCCTGGCCGGCATGTGCTGAGCTTGCGCGCCTGCACACTGGTGAGCTGCGAGTTCTGTGAGCGGTGGTACTGATGGGCGAAAAGATCACGCTCTTTTGGCTCGACCGAAACGATGCTCGCTTGGGATTTCTGCATCCCATCGGGCCCGTCACGCACCGTGAGGAGTTGCGCGGGGACGATACGATTGAGTTCTATTGCAAGGAGACGCCGACCAAATATGACCGTATCCTGTGGCGCGACCCCCAGGGCGGCGAGTGGCATGAGCACGTGGTGGTGCAGACGACCGAGGATATGGGTGTTGAGGGCTGCAAGGTGCTGGCGAGAACGTCGCTTGTCGACGCGGCGGCGATCTATTGCGAGGAGATGCGCTTTGTGCTGACGCGCCCTCGCGCGGCGGTCCCAAGGTTTTTGGGTGAGCTGTATCCCGACCGCTGGAATATCGATATTCCTGATTATGGAAGCGTCCAGACGTTGATTTACCACATGAATGGCTACGATGCCCTCCATAAGATTGAGGACGACGGTCGCATCGAGTTTGAGTCGAGGATCGATGTGGGCGATGCCGGCGTGCTGGGGCGCACGGTCGTTATGCCGGAAGACGGGCGCGGCGGTTATCGAGGGCTGCGGTTCACCTACGAGAAGGGTTTGAGCTGGTGTCGTAGGACCGTGATCGACACCAACGTATATACGGCGCTCTACGGCTGGGGAATCGGCCTTCCGATCCTTAACTCTGACGGCGACTTTACAGGCGGATACACACGGCGACTCACGATGGAAGAAGCGTTGATTGACCTGCATCGAAACAAATATGGCAAGAAGTACGTGACCGATGAGACCGCGCGCCAGCGCTGGGGCATCCCCGTGGGGAACAAGAAGATCCATCGGTTTGGTGAGGTTGTCTTCACCGATATCACCGACCCGACGCGTCTGATGGCCGCAACGAAGGCCGCTTTGAAGCGCGTGAACCAGCCGAAGGTGGTGTACGAGGCGAACGCCGCGTATTTCGATGGCGGCATCGATGCCGTGCTTGGCGACAAAGTGACAGTGACCGATACGTCGGAATCGCCTGCCTGGGTACTACGCTGCCGTGTGGTGCGCCGCGAGAGGGCAATGAGCGAATTTGGGGTCGATACCTCGCTGGATATGGGCACGGTGACGCCGTTCGGTGCTTACGAGCTGGAAGACATCGTGGACGATGTGACAGAAGGTGAGAATGCCTAGCGACCTGCGATTTTGACCTAAGGAGCCCGACGATGACACCGTTGGAAGAATGTGGCCTGCAGCGCCTTGAGTGGGCGCTCGACGATTGCTGCTGCGGTGGCGAGTTGCTGGCGAGCCCGGCGGACTTTCGCGGCCGCGGCATCATCATCGACATTAGCGAGTACGGCAAGCCCTACGACCTGACGCCGCATCGCGTCTATCTGGTGTGGCGCCACCGCCTGACGCGCCGCCGCGGTTGCGTGGAGATGTTCAACCCCGATGACACCATGGGCCGCAAAGCCGTCTACTGGCCAAAGGCGATGGCACGTGCCGAGGGCACCGTGGAGTGCCAGGCGATGATCAGCTTTGCCGACGGCGGTGTGATGACGAGCCGCACGTTTTTGGCCCGCGTGCAAGAGGACCTGAGCGCGAACGTTGACGCCGGTGACGGCTTTACGCTGTTTGTGGAGGCCATCAAACGCTACGAGGATGCCAAGGGCGAGATTCTGCGGCTCGCCGATGACCTGCGCAAGGAGGCTGCCGTGGGCGGCTTTGCGGGGCCTCCCGGCGAGCCCGGTATCGACGGCAAGCAGGGGCCGCAGGGCGAGCCCGGTCCCCAGGGGCCGGCTGGCTTCACTCCCAGGGTCTGGATTGAGACGGATGCCGAGGGTTCCTCGACGCTTTCGGTGACCGATGCCGAGGGCACGACGCACGCGACGCTTCTGCGCGGGCTGCGTGGTGAGAAGGGCGACCGTGGCGAACCGGGTGAAGTCGGACCCCAAGGGCCGCTTGGTGCCAAGGGCGATCCGGGCGAGAAGGGGGATAAGGGGAAAGACGGCGTTTCCCCCACCTTCATTATGAAAACCACCCAGGATATCGACTTCGGCACCTACGGGACCGCTTCCTATACCTCGAGTAAGAACGACGTGAAGGCCGATGACCTGATTGTTAACCGTGATCGATACCTCTGCCGCATCGAGAGCGTAACCCAGAGGACAAACGGGACGTTCAACGTCTCCACCGAGATGATCGGCGGCTTGAGGGGCCTGTGCTTTGCGACGTGCACCAAGCTCGACCTCGATGTTGGCAAGAGCACGCAGGGCTACTACCCCGTGAGGGGCCTGTTTGTGCAGAAGGGCGACATCGTCTTTTCCTTCGACACCGGCGTGGTCGCCGTGGTGACCGGTGTGGGCACGAAAACGGATTTTTGGCACCACAACGTGCAACTGAAGGGCATCGGCAGGTTTGCGCTGGCTACAGCGAGCGGTAAATAGCCGAGGCATATCTACGAACAATTGAGATAGGGGTGTTCTACTATGGCTGAGCTTTGCGAGTTCGCGCTGCAGCAGATGGTTTGGGAGCTTTGCGGGGATTGTAGCGGCGGCGAGTTGATCGCATCGCCAGCGGATTACAAGACGCGCGGCGTAGCAGTGGACATAACACTTTGTGAGGAACCGCTCGATGTTTCTGCTCACCATGTCTATCTGATTTGGCGTCACCGCCAGGCGAGAAAGCGCGGCTGCGAGGAGCTGTTCGCCATGGACGCTGCTGCCGGACGCAAGGCCGTCTATTGGCCGCGTGCCATGGCGTGCATCGAGGGCGTGGTTGAGTGTCAGCTGGTGCTTTCGTATGCCGACGGTGGCTCGATGACCAGCAGGACCTTTTTGGTGCGCGTACAGGAGGAGCTGATCGGCTCGGTCGACCCCGGCGACGGCTTTACCCTGTTCGTGGATGTTATCAAACGCTATGAGGATGCGACGGCCGACTTGTTGGGCGTTGCCGAGCAGCTGCGTGCCGAGGCCGCGGAGGGTGGCTTTAAGGGCGACCGGGGCGAACCTGGCAAGGACGGTGCACCGGGGCGTGACGGCGTTGACGGCAAGGACGGTGCCCCCGGGCGCGATGGCGAGCCGGGGCCTGCGGGCGCACCTGGGCGCGATGGCGCAGACGGTGCCCCGGGCAAGGACGGTGCCCCTGGCCGCGATGGCGCAGATGGAAAGCCCGGTGAACCCGGACGCGACGGCGCAGACGGCAAGGACGGCGCAAGCCCAAATGTGACCATCGAGACGGTCGACGGTGTGCCCGTAATGAAGGTCGAGTGCGACGGCATCGTTACGCAGGCCACGGTTCTGCAGGGTCCCAAAGGTGACACAGGTGAACCTGGCGCGAAGGGAGAAAGGGGTGAAAAAGGCTATTCTGGCGTCGATGGCAAGGACGGCGCAAGCCCGAATGTGACCATTGAGACGGCTGCGGATGGTACCGCCTTGATGAAGGTGGAATGCAATGGCGTGGTGACGCAGGCTGCGGTGCTTCGGGGTCCCAAGGGCGATGCGGGCGAGCCCGGAGAGAAAGGCGAAAAGGGCGATCCCGGAGAAAAGGGCGAGAAGGGAGACTCGGGCGTAGACCCGGATCGACCGACAACGAGAATTAAATGCTACAAGTGGTTTCCGAACGTCTACTCCTTCAAGTCGGATCCCAACTTCGATTTTGATGACGATGAGGAAGCCTGCGAATGGCGAGCTACGTTCGCCGCGTATACAAAACTTGCATTGCACGATTACTATATCGACTACGATCACAATCTTCTTGAAATCGTGGGTGTCAAGCGACACGAGAGCGACCCAAAAGCATGGGAATACGATTCGCGAATTGTTGGAAGTCTCCGAGGGGCAAAGCTCGTTTTGATGAAAGGCATCAATATTGAGCCCGGTGTAACCTCTAAAGACTATATAGAGATCGAGCCTACGATCGTACGAGAGGGAGATTACATCCTTTCGGTCGATACAGGCTGCATATCGTTTGTAAAGAGCGTCCGTTCTGACAGCGATTATGAAACTGGTATCGAGATTACGGGCGTCTCCAAACTCGGCGCACCCGATATGACGACCTATGCGACTAAAGCCTATGTTGACGAGAAGATCGCGGCTGCCATTCCTGCCGACCTTTCCGAGGTGAGCTTCTGATGGCGGCGGGAAAGATCGCCACGAGCGTGCTTATCGATATCGCCAATGCCATTCGACAGCAGAACGGCGGTGCGCTGAAGTATCGCCCCGCTGAGTTGGCTGCCGCCGTCGAAGCGCTTGATGGGACCAAACAAGGCGAGGCGCTCGCTGCGGAATATCCGGGGCTTGCCGAGGGGCTCGTGCCCGAGCAAGTGTTTACCGATATCGCCGCCGCCATTCGAAAGCAGAATGGCCAGGATGCGAAGTACCGGCCCGGCGAGATGGCAGCGGCAATCTTGGCGCTGAGCTGGAAGATGGTAGCGAAACCCCGTGCGATGCTGTTCGAAGACGGCTGGTTTGAAATGAACTTTGTCGACGCAGTACCAACTGGACACGGTGCGTGCAAGGGCGTATGGGATTTGAAGCTGGATGGCTACGCCTCGGACTCGGAACGCCCTTGGCACACGATGAGGCAAAAGGTCAAGCAGGCATCCATCGACTACACGCTATTGGATAAGGGCGTGAAGAGCGCGGCATATTGGCTTGCGAATATGACGAACCTCGAGTATGTCAACTCTTTCGATATGCTTCGCGGCGTCGAGGACACGACGAGGATGTTCTCCGGCTGCTCGACCCTGTATTCGATTTCCATTTCGTCGCCGTTTGATACTTCGACGATTGTAAAAAGCACCGCCATGTTTGACTCGTGCTATCGGCTTGTCGGTCATAGGGGCTATGTTCCAACCTCGACCGATGATGCCGGGGCCTTGAATGCTGGGGACAACGGCGCTCTTTCGTACGATGGCCCCACATATATGCTGCCATGGAGGAATGGCTACCTATTTGACGATGGAGAGGTCGTCATCTCTAGAACTCAGCCGGAGCGACCCGGCAGAACGGTGGTTGCATCCTCGATGATTTGCCCTGAGGCCAGCTACCGCTCCATTTTGGCTATGCCGTGGGGTCGCAATACAAAGCAGGTCAAGAAACTGACGATCGAAAGCGGTGTACGGGTTGAGGACTCGGCTTGTAATCTGAATTACTGGTTCTACGGGTGCTCTGAGCTAGAAGCCGCGGATGGCCTTGCCGGACTTGGCTCGTTTAGCGAAATGAAGCACGCCTTTAACGCCTGCACCAAGCTCGCGCGCGTTGATCTGAGGGGCGTTTCGCCTGAATGCCTGACGAGCTTGTTCTACACGTTTGCCGGCTGCAAGGCACTCAAGACGATCTTGGTCGATGCGGGATGGAAGCTGCCGGAGGGTATCGATTGGAGCGGCATGGCGGGTACGCAAACCTTTATGAACTGCGCCGCCCTGGTGGGCGGTGCCGGAACGACGTGGGACGCCAAGAAGGTGTCGGGCGCCATGGCCGTAGTGGATGCCGAGGGTGCGCCGGGGTACCTGACGGCGGGGTAGGCATGAAAAAAGGCCCCGTCCTTGTGGGCGGGGCCGGGCATGCTATTCGTCGACCTCGATGATTTCGAATTCGCAGTCATCCTCCGTGCCGTCTAACGGGTAGTCGCCCGGGTTTGACATGTTGAGGATCTCTGCGCCGGAGCTATAGCAGGAAACGCCATAGCTTGCCACATCGAAGGCTTCATCTTCGGTGTCGAAGAGGTCGTCTTCTTCGCCGTCGGTTCCATTCGGGTAATGGTAGATAACCTTGTATTTAGTCATTTTGCTCCTCCTGGGCCGCCTCTATAGTCTCATTTGATTCCATATAGCTTGATAGCGCTTGCTTCGCCTTATTCGCATCCTCCTTCTTTAGTTGGTAGCTTGCATAGAGTTTTGCGATGACGGCGCAAACCGGTAGGGCCACTAAAGTGACTATGCTGGCACCTTTCTTGAATCCGTTAACGGCGCCTTCGCTGTAGGCGAAAGTTTCGATTGCGTCGATATAGTCTTTCGGGCCGCCGAACTCGGCTGCCGTCTTGGTCAATTGTGCGTAGTCCCACATTTTTATCCTTCTGTACGTTTAGTTTTTTCTTCCTGCGAAAGCTGAAGAACCACCCTCCGCATTTCATTGATTTTTGCTTTATCTCGTTCAATTTCTGCTTTTAATTGAGAGGCGACCTTTTCCTTTTGTTCAACGCCCTCCGACAGTCTCTGTATCTCATTGTTCAGGTAGGCGCAGATTTGATATTCAGTTGCTGTCGAGTTTTCGATTGCCTGGTCAGCTCCATGCTTAAGGGCAGCGATTCCGCCTGCCGCGCCCAGGAGCGCGACGGATATCGCCCCGATAGGGGAAGAAGCGGCGCCGGCAACAATCCCAGCGTACTTTGCATTGTCCTCAAGGAATTTCAGAAGGTCATCTGAGCTAATCGAGCTTCCCTCTTTTTTCGATGCTCCACGTGTAGCCTTTAGCTTTCCGCTCCTTATCCAGCGGCGGACCGTTTCCGGGTTTGTTTTCAACAGATCTGCAATGTCTTTGACGTTGTAAGTCTCCAAGGCCTTCTCCTCTCTGGCAATACTATAGCACGAATGTAGTAACACGAATGTAGTAATAAAGTAGTTTGTGACCGACCGCGATGATTGCCCTAACGAAAGACGTTAGGAGGTCGCTTGGAATCGATTGTTGTTGCTCTTATCGGCGGCGTTGTCACGCTTGTTGGCGTGCTGTGCTCCAACTCCCGTAACCGAGCGGTGATGGAGATCAAGATTGATTTGCTCTCGAAACGTGTCGAGAAGCACAACACCCTGATTGAGCGCACCTACAAGCTTGAGCAGGATGTGGCAGTTATGAAGCACGACGTTAAGTCCCTGAGCGAAAGGACGGAGTAGATGGAACAGTTTTTGAAGTCGAACGAATGGCAGTGGCGTTTGGCCCGAACCATCGTCCAGGGCATCTTGGGCGTGATTGTCGCCAACATCGACCTGATCTTTGGCCAAGTTGTCTTGGACCCCGCCTGGCGAGCCTTGGTCGTGGCTCTCGTCATGGCGGTGCTCTCGCCGGTGATGGCCGAGCTTGACTCGGGCGGTACGGCCTAGGAGGTGATCCAGTCTGTCCCAGGGGCGCTGTGGCCTATGGCCATGGCGCCTTTGTTGTAAGGAGGTCTATGAAGAACAAGAATTTGGCCGTATGGCTTGCCGTGCTAGCTGTTGCGATGGCGCTTGCAACGCCGGCTCAGGCATACGAGAGCCGCGAGGCGATCGTGTCCCAGGGGCATGGCGCCTGCTCTCCGACTTATTTGGCGGTCCATGAGACGGGGAACGCCGGTGCGAGCGCGGCTAATCACGTGACCTACTGGCGGCGCACCGCGAGCTGGGTGTGCATGACGCACTACGTTATGGAGCTGGACGGCAGCGCGGTATACCACACGCAGCCGGATAACACGGTAGCGTGGCATGTGGGGAATGGTAACTCGCGCTGTGTGGGAATCGAGCTCACGCATGCGACCGATCGCACGAGCTTTGAGCGCCAGTGGGATGAGGCCGTTTCATGGTGTGCTGACTACTTGCGCGGGCGCGGATGGGGTATCGGGCAGCTGGTATCGCACCGTGATTGCTCCGTGCGCTGGGGTGGGTCGGACCACACGGATCCCGATGGGTACTTCGCGGCTTACGGACGATCGTGGGCGCAGTTCAAGACGGCGGTGGCGGTTCGTATGAATGCGCAGGCAGCTGGCGGCCATGATGGTGGCTTTGCGGGCGGAACGTACCGATGCACGATGAGTGCGCTGAACTTGCGTAGTGCACCGAGCCTGAGCGGGCGCGTTGTAGGTGTCCTGCGACAGGGCGAGACTGTTCTGCTAGATCCCTGGTATACCTCTACCGATGGATGGATCTGGGGACGTCTGCGCCGAGATGGAGCGATGCTTTATGCCGCCGTGGGTAAGCCCACGGGTAAGCCCGAGGCCAATGACTACTTAGTCATAGCTGGTGCTGACAGCACAAGCTATGACGTGGACGCGTTGGCGCGCGCCGTGATCCGTGGGGAATACGGCACCGGTGCCGCGCGCCGGAATGCCCTGGGGGACCGATATGAAACTGTGCAGCGCCGTGTGAACCAGATGCTGGGGTAGGCGATCTGCCGGCATGGGGATAGGGAACCCGTGCACGAGCTTTTCAATGGCAAAAACGCGTCTGGGCCCTTAAAAAGCCCAAGGCGCGTTTTTTGCTGTTGGAAAGTCCCAATGTCCTTACTTATATATAAGGTGAAAATGGCCTACTCCACGGGCGACTCGCTCATAGCGCTTCTGTAAGCTATCGTGAGTTCGAGCTCCTCCTGGCAGCGCTGGAGCTCAGGCAGGCTTAGAGTTTCAAGTAGCGCTTTCCAGCTCGCCACGTTCATCGCGTTGGTTGCATTTTGGAGTTGCTCGACCGCCTCGGTGCTTTCCTGCTTGAACGTAGATGCATGGAGGATAGGTACGCTCTTCTGCGCGTCTTTGTGGTGCAGGTTTAGGAACCCCAAGGCGCTATGAGCTATGCTGGTCAGATCGTGTTCCGTGAGCGCATTGGCGGCATAGCTTATTGCCGAGCGGTTATAGCGCTCCCGTGCCAACGCGAGCTCGAGCGCAGCTTCCTCCGGCGTCCTTGCGGAGCCGGTGGTGAGAAGCGCGAAAACGCGCCTGGCTATGAGGCGAGTTTCCGGCCTTTCGTTACGCGTCTTGGCTGCCATCTTGAGGCACCCCTCGCAAAGTGCCGGAAATATCCCGTTACGCACCGTCGCCCTAGTTGGATTTCTGCGGGGGTTAAACCATCCTGTTACTGTTGCATAGTTGACGCAGGCGAGTTTGGCGACTTCGGCATAGCTCATGCCACAACATTTGAGGGCTTCCTGCGGTGCCTTTGGGGGCAATATTGCAAAGGGGTGGCTGCTGTCGTATTCAAGCTCGTTGACGTCGGCGTAAAGCCTGAGTTGAGTCTCTATAAGCTCGAAGTTCCAGCTTTCCCATCGCATTACTTGCCTTCTTCACATCATCTTAGTGGGTTTTCGTAGCCCGTGGGTGCAGCTCCCACGGGCTATTATTGTGCGGTTGTACAACAATTTAATGCGCATTAAATCGCCGAGCGGTGTGGACTATGCCGCGAAGTGCTTCCCCAGTGGTCTCGCTTCTTGGGAGGGTGATTCGCGTCTTGTTGTGAACGAGGAGACCGAGGGTGCCCGGAGTGCGCCGGCGGTTAGATCTGCGGTCTTGCGCATGGCTTCGCTCGTTGTATCCGCATAGATATCGAGTGTGGTCTGGGCCTTGGCGTGACCCAGGATGGTCTGGACACTCTTGATATCTGCCCCCTCCGCGATGGCCATGGTCGCATAGGTATGGCGTAGGTCGTGGAACGTCGGCGTTTTGCCCATCGTACCCCTGAGGCCCAGCGAGGATGCTACCGTTTTCCAGCCGTGCCAGACTTGATGAGGGTCTTCGTACGCTTTGGGCGACAGACTCGGCTTGCCCGTGACGTACATCGACTCCTTGAACGGAACGATCATGGTTTCGCACTCGTCTCGCATGATTTCCCTACGGCTGAGAAGGTGCTTCCTGAGGACTGTAGGAATGGGGATGGTTCGAAGCGGCTTTTTGCCCTTGGGCTCTTTTATATATGTCACGCCGTCGTCGCGGGCGACTGAGCGCATGACCGTGATGGTGTTGTCGTCAAAGTCGATATCGCTCCAACGTAGCGCGCAGATCTCGCCCTCGCGCATGCCGGTGTAGAGTGCGAGGATGATGGACATGTTGACAGGAGACTCGTCGACCAAGTCGAGATATGAGGTGAGCTTTGAGCAGTCGCTCTTTTTGACCGCGTTTCGCTTGGTGGCGGGGACCTTTGGTCTGGACACGCTCGCGATGGGGTCATAAGGGAGCTGGCCGCGCTCGACGGCCTGTGCATAGGCTCCGTGTAGGACGTTGTATGCCTTCTGGATGGTGGCAGCGGACTTGCCGGCCTCGCGTAGCGAAATCATCCATTCCTCGACCTGCTTCGGCTCGAGGTCCCTGAAGGGTATCTTACCGATGGGGTTGCGCTCAAGGTGCTTGAGCATGTGCCGGTAGGTTGCCATGGTGGACCTTGCCCGGGCTCCTGTCTTCTGCAGGTTATCTAGGTACGTGCGGACGTATACCTCGACCGGCTGGGATGTGGAGACGTCGAACCCCTGATCGCGCCCCCATGTTTCCTCGAGCTCGATGCGCCATGCGTCAAGTGCCGCTCTTGCTTCGCGCTTCGAGTGGTCGGGAAATGCCTTTTGCTTTGATCGCCATGCGCCAGCATCGTCCTTGTAGCGGACTACTCCAGCCCACCCATAGTTTCTTTTTCTGAGATAGCTACTCGTGAAGTGAATGAATTCCATCTTGTTTGCCTCTCTGCCGTGGGGTGGTTTTGAGGCTCCGGAGCCAAATGAATAGCGATGAGGTGTTTTTGCATAGGGCAAAAAGCCTTGGAGGTTCGCGCGTCGTCACCAAGGCGAGTCGCCAAATCGCCACCAAATGTGTTGGCCTATATCTTACCGAGCATTCCTATACATTCTTGCCTTATGACAAAACTGCAGGTAAAGTGGTCTGTCGAGGTATTTAAATGCTTTGGTTTACGTTCGTTTCGCGTGGGTTACTTCCCTGACACGGAAGAGGTCAGAAGTTCAAATCTTCTAACGCCCACCAAATGT